ATCAAGCTCGCCACCGACAACGCCGTCAAGGCCGCCACGGCCAACGCGCAGGCCATCCGCAAGGCCGAACGCGAAGTGCAGCCGCTGGTCGGCGAGATCGCCGCGATGGACTCGGCGGAAGCGGTGTATCGCTTCGCGCTGGATTCGGCCGGCATCGACAACCAGGGCATTCACCCTTCGGCGCTGCCCGCGCTGATCAAGCTGGCGGTGCAGAACAAGAGCGCGGTCACCCCGCGTCTCGCCGCCGATTCGGCCGCTGCGGATGATTTCCGCAAGCGTTTCCCCACCGCATCTCCGATCGCGAGGATCTGAACATGCCTTTCCAAACGGTAGTTAACCAGACCCCCGCGCCGGCCGTGGCGGGTGATTTCGCTTCGGCCAACCCCAACGCCAGCGTGCTTGCGGGCCCGGGCACGTTCGTTGCCGGCACCGGCGGCGCCAATGTCGGCGTGTTCGGCTGGGCCGATGCCAATGGCCTTGTGACCAATGCCGGCAGCGGCGTGCCCACGGGCTTCATCCATCGTGATTTCAACGCTCTGATCGTGACGTGGTTGGCCGAAGCCTCCATGAACATCCCGGCTGGTCAGCCGGTCACGCTGATGTCGGCGGGTGATTTCTGGGCCAAGACCGGCACCACCGCCACCATCGGCCAGAAGGTGTTCGCTTCGAACACGACCGGCGCCATCGAAACCGGCGCAGCGGGCGGCACCATCGCCGGCTACACCGAAACCAAGTGGTTCGTGGGCAGCGCGGGTGCTGTCGGCGAACTGATCAAGATCACGACCTGGAACTAAGACCATGCCCATCAACCTTCAGCAAGAAGTCCGTGAGCTCAAAGCCCGCGGCATCGAGCTGGGCGACTTCCGCGGTTATGTCGAACCGCAGTTCGCCCATGACTTCCAACTCGCCATGGACGCGCAACCGTCCTTGGTGACCACCAGCAACGCAGGTATTCCGGCGTTCCTCGCCAACTACCTCGACCCGGAAGTGATCCGGATTCTCGTCTCGCCGATGAAGATCGCCGAGATCGTGGGCGAAGCCAAGAAAGGCGACTGGACCACGCTGACCGCGCAGTTCCAGGTCGTGGAGTCCACCGGCGAGGTTTCGAGCTACGGCGATTACAGCAACAACGGCCAGAGTTCGGCCAACGTCAACTGGGTTCCGCGCCAGTCCTACCATTTCCAGACGGTCACCCGCTGGGGTGAGCGCGAAATGGAGATCGCCGGCGAGGCGCGGGTGAACTTCGCCCAGAACCTCAACATCGCCTCGACCCTGACGATCAACAAGGCGGCGAACAAGATCGCAGCCTTCGGCGTTGCGGGGCTCGACAACTACGGCCTGTTGAACGATCCGAGCCTGCCCGCGGGCATCACACCCAACGCGACGGGCACCGGCTCGGGCACGCTGTGGAGCACCAAGGACGGCGCGGCCATCTACGGCGACATCCAGTCGCTGTACACGCAACTGGTGAGCCAACTCGACGGCCTGATCGAACGCGACGCCAAGATGACCCTGGCGTTGTCCCCGAACCGCGAGCCGGACCTGACGAAGACCAATCAGTACAACGTCAACGTCTACGACCAGCTCAAGAAGAACTTCCCGAACATGCGGATCATCTCCGCGGTGGAGTATTCGGGCGCCGGCACGGGCACGACTGAGCTGCTGCAGTTGATCGTTGACGAGATCGACGGCCAGAAAACCGCGCAGGTTTGCTTCACCGAGAAACTGCGCGCGCATCCGGTATTCATTGACCTGTCGAGCTTCAAACAGAAGAAGTCGGCCGGTTCGTGGGGTACGGTGGTGTTTCGTCCCATCGCGATCGCGAACATGTACGGCATCTAAGCCGTACCCGCAAGCAGCCCGCATGGCCGCCTGATGGCGGCTTTTTTGTGCCCGTCTCCATGGCGGGCACGATCTTTCAAGGAGATTCCCATGTCCAATTTGACTGTCGGGTGCAAACTCGTGAATGGCGTCATCCTCGGCTATCAGGGTAAGCGCGTTGCGCTCGCCGGTTCCAAATCCTCGCGCATCATCGGCGGCTACGGCATGACCGAAGTGGACAAGGATTTCTTCGAAGCGTGGTGCAAGGCCAACGCCGATTCGGCGTTGCTGTCGGGCAATCTGATCTTCGCGCAGGAACGCGCTTCCATGGCGGACGGGAAGGCCAAGGAACAGGCTGACGTCAAGACCGGCTTCGAGCCGATCAACCCGGAAAAGCCCGTTCCGGGCGTGAGCGCGGAAGCCTACGAAGGTAAGGCCGCCTGACATGACCACCGGCGTGGTTATTTTCGACCCTACGGCATTCATCGCCCGGTTTCCGGAGTTCAGCACCGTCACTGCGGATACGCTCACCGCGTACTTCAATGAATCGACGCTGGTTCTGGACAACACCGACGCGAGCATGGTGCAACAGATCGAACAACGCACGCCGCTCCTGTGGTTGCTCACCGCGCATCTCGCGGCGCTGTACTCGGGCGTCAACGGAAAGGCGCCCGCCCAGCTTGTGGGGCGAATCAACAACGCCAGCGAGGGTTCCGTGTCGGTGGCGACCGATTACGGCACCCAGCCAGCGACGGCTGCGTACTATCTGCAAACCAAGTACGGCGCCCAATACTGGCAGATGACCGCCAGCATCCGCGCGATGCAATACGTGCCGGGCTTCCCGCAGGCGCACCCATATCCATTACCTGGATTCCGCTGGGGCATGCAGTGAGCGCGGACGGCCTGCATGGCGGTGACAAGCTGCAAGCCTACCTGGATGGCTTGCTTGCGCGCGTATCGTCGGCGCAGGCCGTGAAGGTTGGGTTTCTGGAAGGCGCCACGTACCCGGATGGTACTTCGGTTCCCATGGTGGCTTCCGTGCAGGAGTTTGGCGGTTCCATGCAGATTCCGGCGCGCACGCAAGACCTGAACTTCAAGATCAATGCGAACACCGGGAAATCGCGGTTTGCGAAAGCCGGAAAGGCCAACTTCGCGCAGAGCGTCACCATTCCGGCGCACACGGTCACGATCCCGGCGCGGCCATTCTTCCGCGGCATGCTGGATCAAAAAGCGTCGACGTGGGGCGAGCAGGCCGGTAAGGCGCTGAAGGCTGCAGATTTCAACGCCAAGACGGCACTGGCAAGCATGGGTGAATTGATCCAGGGCCAGTTGCAGGATTCCATCCGCGACTTCACCAATCCCGCGCTGGCGCCTTCCACGATCCGCGCCAAAGGATTTGCCACGCCATTGATCGACACCGGCGTGATGTTGCGCAGCGTCGACTTCGAGGTTCAGGACTGATGGACTTGCACGCAATGGCAGCCGGCGCGATCGGTGCCGTGAATCCGTTCGTGCCCGCACAGTATCTGAAGTCGACCGGCACCGTCACGAACCCGGATGGTTCGCGCACGCCGTCGTATGCATCGCCGGTGGATGTTTCGATCCAGATGCAGGAGTTGAGCTTCAAGGAACTGCAGCAGGTCCAGAACCTCAACCTGCAGGGCATCGTGCGCAGCATGTACATGGAAGGCGCGGCCTATGGCGTCTACCGCGGCGCCGGTACGGGTGGCGACAAGATCGTGTATCAGGGCCAGACCTGGCTGGTGGTCGCGGTTCCCGAGCAATGGCCCCAATGGGTAAAGGTGATCGTGCAATTGCAGGTGAACGCGTGACCGTCACGATCTCCATCACGAATTCGCAACTGCAGACCGCGTTGCGTGCGTTCCTGCTGGGGGTGCTTCCTGCCGGTTGGCAGGTGGTAGAAGGCCAGGATAACCAGTCCCCGATGCCGCTCGGCAACTTCGTGGTCATGACGGCCATGACGGTTGGCTACATCGCGACGCCCGAAGAGTCATGGATTGCGGGCACGTCGAATCCCGGCGTGGACAACGTGAAAACATCCAGCCAGTGGCGATGCCAGCTTGATTTCTATGGTGCTGGGGCGCAGGACGCGGCCACCGCAGTCAGTCGCATCATCCGCACGGAATACGCCTGCGACCAATTCACGGCATCGGGCGTGGACATGCAGCCGCTGTATGCCGAAGAGCCGAAGAATCTCACGATGATCAACGCCGAAAACCAGTACGAGCCACGCTGGTCATTCGACTTCATCGCGCAGTTCAATCCCGTTGTGTCCACCCCGCTCGACTTCGCCGATTCGCTCACCGTCATTCCCGCCGAAGTGGACGCCGTTTTTCCGCCGTAACCCGCACTCGTTCCACCCCTCAATCAGCCGCCTTTTGGCGGCTTTTCGTTTCCGCAATCGGAGCACACCCCATGGCAATCCCCGCCAGTCGCATCGCAAGTGTTATCCCGAGCGTGTTGTCCGCGGCAGGCGCGGCGCTCGACCTCAACGGCCTGATCCTGTCCGAAAGCGCGTCGATTCCATCCGGCACGCTGCTGCCATTCTCAAACGCAGCGGACGTGGGCGCGTTCTTCGGCCTGACCTCAACCGAATACAAGATGGCCCAGATTTACTTTGAGGGCCAGAACGGCGCCACCACGACGCCCGGCAAGGTGTATTTCGGCGCGTATGCCGAAGTCGCTTCCAGCGCGTTCCTGCGTTCCGGCTCGCTGGCGGGCATGTCCCTGACGCAGTTGCAGGCGCTGACCGGCACGCTGTCCGTGACCATCGACGGCACGCTTAACACGTCTGCGTCGATCGACCTTTCGAGCGCCAGCAGTTTCGCGGCTGCGGCCACGACCATCGAAGCAGCCTTCACCAGTCCCGGTTTCACGCTGGAATACGACGCGCAGTTGAGCGCGTTTGTGTTCACCAGCGACACGACGGGCACCACGTCCACCGCGACCTATGCCACCACCGGCACGATGGCAACGGGCCTGAACCTGACGCAGGCCACGGGTGCCGTGATCTCGCAAGGCGTCGCGATTCAGACGCCCGCCACGGCCATGCCGATCTACGCCGCCGCTGCAGGCGACTGGGCCGGGTTCGCCACCACATGGGAACCGATCCTTGCCGACAAGGAAGCGTTCAGCGCTTGGACGGGGCTTCAGGGCAAGCGCTACTTCTATGCCGGTTACGACACCGACGTGAACGCGCTCACCGCTGGCAATACCGAAACATGGCTGTCGGCGGTCATTGCCGCGAACGAAGACGGCACCATCGGTATCTGGGCGCAGAACGATGCCGAAGGCGCGCTGGAAGCCGCCGCGGTGCTGGGTTGGGCCGCGTCGCTCAACTTCACCCAGACCAATGGCCGCACCACGCTGGCCGAACGTTCGTTCTCGGGCCTGACGCCCACCGTCACCACCGATGCCGCAGCCTCCGCGCTGCAGGCCAACGGGTACAACTACTACGGCGACTTCGCGACTAGCTCGACCCAGTGGCAGTTCTTCTACAACGGTTCGCTCACCGGCCAATACAAGTGGGCTGATTCCTACGTCTGCCAGATCAAGTTCAACGCTGATCTGCAGGACGCGATGATGAACCTGCTGACCTCCGTCGGCTCGATCCCGTACAACCAGGCGGGCTATGCGCTGATCCATGCCGCGCTCGCCGATCCGATCAACGCCGCGGCCAACTTCGGCACGATCCGAACCGGCGTCACCTTGTCGGCGTCGCAGGTGCAGGAGCTTTACAACGCCGTCGGCTTCGATGTCTCGCAGCCGCTGAATGCGTCGGGCTACTACCTCGACATCAAGGATGCCGCGCCTTCCACGCGCGTCGCGCGCCAGTCGCCGCCGATGACGCTCTTTTACAACGACGGGGGTTCCATTCAGGCCCTTTCTCTTGCCAGCATCGAGGTGGCATAAATGAGCACCATCACTTCTGCGAACTCCTCGTTCGCCATTGTCATCCCCGGCGTGTATTCCGCGCCGCGTTCGATTCAAGGCTACGCCACCGACGACGCTTTCGCCACGGAAGCCATCGAAAAGGTGGAAACCAAGATGGGCATCGACGGCAAACTGTCGGCGGGCTACATCTTCAACCCCTACAAGATGTCCATCACGCTGCAGGGCGATTCCGCATCGTTCGACATTTTCACCAATTGGCAACTGGCACAGGATGCCGTGCGTGAGGTCATCTCGGCCGCGGCGACCATCATCATCCCGTCGATTCATTACAAGTTCGCCATGAGCAACGGCTACTTGTCGAAGTTCCAGGCGATGCCGGAAGCGAAGAAAACCCTTGACCCACTGAAGTTCGAGATCACGTGGGAAAAGGTCATCGGCGCGCGGGTGTCCTGATGGCACGCAAGACGGCTCGGGTCACCATCGACGCGGACGGCCGCGACAAGGGCAAGACCTTCGTCGTGACCGAACTCCCGGCGCTCGATATCGAACGCTGGACGGTTCGGCTGGTGCTGGCGCTGGGCAAGAACGGCGTCAACCTGCCGGGCGTGCAGGCCGATTCAGGGTTCGCGGGCATTGCCGGCGTCTTGTGGGCGCTGCTGGCGCAAGTCTCGCCGGAAGAGGCTGAAACCCTCATGGCGACGATGCTGGAAGGTCTCAAGATCGACGAAGGCAAGATCGTGCGCGAGCTGGTGACCGATGACATCGAGGAACCGGAAACCCTGCTGCAGCTTCGCATGGCATGGGTGGACCTGCACTCGGGTTTTTTCGCGAAAGGCGGTCGCCTGATTTGGGGCCGCCTGACATCACTGACTGGCACAAATACGCCCGCGTCCTGAGCGTGCCGCCCACCATCGCCTGCGCGGTTTCGTCTGAACTCGTGACCTTTGGCGAGCTTGCCACCGTGCTGTCGCTGCAGGACATGTGGGACGTGTTGGAGATCAATGCCGTGAACCGACATAACGAAGCCGTGGCCACGAAGGAGCGTTCATGAACATCGTAGACGCCCTCGTTGTCACCTTCGGCATCGATGCCAGCGAGTACGAGAAAAAGCAAAAGGAGATTGCGACCTCGCTCACCAAAATGGGCGAAGTCTCGGGTAAACAGACCAAGCTGATCGCCGAGAGCGGCAAGAAAGCGGCGGGTGCCTTTTCGGCGCTCAAGATCGAAGTGCTGGGCGCGCTCGCGGCGTTCGGAATGGGTGCGGGGTTCAAGTCATTCATTCAGGACAGCATGAACTCACAAGCTGCCCTCATGCTTAACGCGAAGGCGTTAGGAATGACCACGCAGCGGCTGCAGGCTTACAAGACGGCTGCCCATGGGTTTAACTCGCAAGCAGGTCAAGCAACCCTTAGCACTATCGCGAAAGGCCTGATCGACGCGCAAACCGGCAATACCTCATTCCTTCGGGCCGGATATAAGTATGGTTTCATACTTGACCCAAGCAGCACCACTGAATCCGCGTTCAACCAGATTGCCGATAAGGCATATGAGCTCAAGAAAAAGTTCGGCGAGCAGATGGCCATCTCCTTCCTCGGAGGCGAGGGGATAAACGACTCCGGAATGCAGTTTGAGATGATGCAATCGCGTGCGCAGCGCCAAAAGGACATGGCGCTAGACATGCAGGCATCAAGCGGATTTACTCAACAAGGCGGTGAAGAGGCGTTGCGCCTGAAAAAGCAATGGGCGCGCTTTGCCACACAGATGGAAGGAATCAGGAACCAGATATTCAACAAACTGGAGCCAGTACTGGAAAAGTTAGGCAAGCAACTGGCGCACTGGCTTGACAGCATCGATTGGAGCAAGGTCATCGCTGCCATCGGCGCCTTTATCGACAAGGTGCAGAGCGTCGTGAAGGAAATGGGCGGCTGGAAAACGGTCGCTGAAATCCTCGGCGGCGTGCTGGCGCTCAAGATTTTGGCACCCATCCTAACCCTGACCGGCACGCTGGCGCGCCTCCTGCCGATGTTCACTGGCGCCGTAACGGGCGTCAGCGGTCTTGCTGCGGCCTTCGGCACGTTGGGCGTGGCGCTCGCCGGTGTGGCCGGATACTGGGCCGGGAGCGAGATCTGGACGCATGCACTGGAAGGCACGAAAGCCGGCGATGCCGTGGGGAGTCTTGCCGCGCACGTGTGGGCGCAGCTTGGCAGCAAGAATGCGCAGGACGCCATCAACCAGATGAGCGGCAAAGGCCCGGTGAATCATTCGGGCGATTTCCACCCGGAACGCACCGCGGCATACAAGGACAAGGAAGCGCAGGCCGTCCAGTATTTCCAGTCGCAAGGATTCTCGCGCAACGCCGCCATTGGCATGGCCGCGAACATCGCGCGCGAGAGCACGTTCAATCAGCGCGCCGTCGGCGACCACGGACAAGCCTTCGGCATCGGCCAATGGCATCCTGACCGTCAGGCCAACTTCGCCAAGGTCATGGGCCTGCCCATCCAGGGTTCGTCCTATCAGCAGCAGCTTGCGTTCTACGCCTATGAGGTCAAGCACAACAAGCGCTTGATGGGAATACTATCGGGGAATCCGAACGCGGGCAGCGCCGCAATGGCGGTTTCGATGTTGAACGAACGGCCTGCCGACAAGGAAGGCGAGATGATCGCGCGGGCCAAGATCGCGCAAGGCATGGTGAATGCCTATCCGGGCGCGCCCCAAGGCTCTCAAGTGGCCGGCGCCAAATCTTCCACCACCACCAATGACGTGCACATCGGCACGATTGCCATCCACACCAAGGCCGACAATGCGTACGACATTTTCAAGGAAGCCCGCCGGGCGGTTAACAGTCACCCGCTGGTCATCGGCTCCGTGACGGCATCGGCCTGACATGTCCGTTCCCGCTACCTTCTTTCTGGGCGCATCGCAAGCGCTTGGCGTTGACCTGCTCAACACCGGCGCGCCGACCTATGCCGTAGTGACGGCGGGGTCATCCGCTAACGCTGGCGGCTTCATGGCGTCGGTTTCAGGCGTGCTGGGCGCGACCAGTAGCGGACGCCCGGTCCTGACGCCTGACAGCGTGCTTTCGCTGGAATGGCACGGCGAGGAACGGATCAGCGATTACCCGGTGCAGAACGGCCAGTTTGTCAGCTACAACAAAGTGAAGGTGCCTTTCGACTTGCGCATGGTCATGACCTGCCAAGGCTTGAACGTCGTGCAGGATGCATTGAAACCCGTCACGCAACTGCTCGATCAGGCGCTTTCGAATGTCGGGCTGGCATTCGGCCAACCCATGACCCGCGATGCGTTCCTGCGTCAACTGGATTCGATGCTTGACAGCATCGACCTTTACGACGTGATCACCCCCGACAAGGTGTATTCGAACGTGAACCTGGTCGGCTATAACCACAGCAAGAAGAACGATGCAGGCGGCACGTTGATCATCGCGGAATTGATGTTTCGCGAGGTTCGGGAATTGCTTCCGGTTGGCGTCGTGTCTGTCCTGCCGCTCACGCAAATATCTACGAATTCCGAAACCGCCGCGACTCCGGTGAACCTCGGCACCGTGCTGGGCGCGCCGCTTCAGCCGTCCGATTTCGCGCCATCGCTGCCGTCATCGACATGATCCTGATCCCGCTGCAGCCGATCCCCGCGCAGGCTTTCAACGTCACGCTGGGCGGCCAGCCGTGCCGTATTGCCCTGTACCAAAAGGGCGATTATTTCTTCATGGACGTGACGGCCAACAACGTCACCGTCGTGCAGGGACGCATGGTGCTTAACGGCGTCTGGATTGTGCGCTACGCCTATCTCGGGCTTGTGGGCGACCTTTTCATGGCCGACACGATGGGAACGGCTGACGGCCCGACCTATGACGGGCTGGGCGCGCGTTACCGGCTTTACTACACGACGCCGGATGAGATCGCTGCGGGGATCGCGTCGTGAGCTTTGAGAAACGTTACCTCCGATACGTCATCAATCTGAATAGTGGAAAATTCAACTCACCAAGCAATGCACAGCAAGCATTCGACAACGGTAGCGATACGCTAACATTGGATGGTGTCCGAAGCGTCGCAACGTTGCTGCACGTACAGGGCGGCGCGACGCCCTATGTGGGCAATGCCCAAATTCAAATATGGGGCATGAAGGATGCCGATATGGCCAAGCTTTCCACGCTTGGTCTTGATATTTCCCGCATCAATCAAAACGCCCTTTCCGTATTCGCGTACAACAAAGGCAACTCCGAAAGCGCGATTAATGTATTCAACGGAACCATATCTAACGCACGGCTCAACTACAACGCAATGCCGGATGTGTTGCTGGAGCTTGAGGCTTATGCGTCGTTTGGTCAGCAAACGCAGACGATTCCTGGCACCAGCGTACAAGGGGACGCCGATGTTGCAACGATGCTTCAGGGCATCTGCGCAGCGTGCAATCCGCCCGTGACGTTTGTAAACAATGGCGTTGCAGCGCAGCTTTCTAACCCGGCGCATGCGGGTTCGCCGGAACAGCAAATAAGGGAGATTTGTCTTGCTGCCGGTATCTCTTACCAACTGTCCGGAAACGTACTTACCATTCACAATAGAGGCAACCCCATAGACGGCGTGGTGATCGATGTCGGACCCGACAGCGGTATGATTGGATACCCGGAATATAATCTATTGGGATTTGATGTAACCATGCAATTCAACCCTGAAGTCAGGGTCGGCCGCCAGATCAACATGCAGGCGTCCGGTACGGCCAAGCCGATGCCTATTCCGGGCGTTCCTGGCACCTACTACATATGGACTGTTTCCCACGAATTGTCGTCTGAGCTTCCGGGCGGTCCATGGTTCACGCGTGCGAGCTTGTTGGCCCACGGGCAATATCTGCGCAGCTAATGGCCGACACCACTTCCTATCTCATCCCTGAGGCGGCCGCCAACCCGCTAACGGAATGGTCATTCGCCTTCCGTGCCGCCATGGCGTCGGTGCGCACGACCGTCCCGGTGCAGGTGATCGCGGTTCACGGCGGCGGCTTGGCGCCAGTGGGGCGCGTGGACGTGCAGCCGCTGATCCAGCAGACGGATAGCGCGGGCAACGTCATGGCGCTTCCGGTGCTGTACGGCTTGCCCTACCTGCGTTGGCAGGGCGGCGCGAGCGCGGTGATTCTCGATCCGGCCGTGAACGATATCGGGCTTGTCTGCTTCGCGGATCGCGATGTGTCGGCAGTGATCGCCAGCGGCACGCAATCGGCGCCGGGGTCAAACCGCAGGTTCAGTCTCGCGGATGGCTTCTACATGGGCGCGACGCTGAATGCGCAGCCCACGCAATACCTTTGGTTTGATCCTACGAACGGCGTCAAGCTGATCACGCCGAACCCGATTCAGGCGATTGCGGACAATGGCGCGAGCAACCCGCCAACGGTCACGATGAACAGTTCCGGCATCGTGCTGAGCTTCGGCGGTCATTCGATCACGATCAACAGTTCAGGCATCGCGATCAGCGGCGCGCAGACCAATGATTCGACCATTACGGCTACCGGCGAAGTCGAAGGGAACGGCGTGAAGCTCTCGACGCACTTGACCAGCGGCGTCACCAGCGGCAGCAGCAATTCAGGGCCGCCGGTGCCGGGTTAATTGAGCCCGGTTAATTTTGCATGCATGACATCAGGAAGGGCTTTATTGGCGGCTTCACACTCTGACTTTTTCGGGCTTATACGCTGATTCTTTGGAGTTCCGCGCGGGAATACTCCATCGCATTCCGAGACTGTTGATAGTACGTCTGCCGCATACTGAATCGGCACCGATTCTGATGATTTGGTGCTATCTGCTTGTGCGCCCTGTTGGCATAAACCCAACTGCCGTGCCGCGTATATAGCTTGGCTTGCCGTGTATCCGCTTCCGGTAGTTGATGAAAGTTGATGGATGAGGCCGCGGCATGAAAACCCTTGTATGTCTAGATATTGTTTTGCGGACCTGACGGCTTCCTTGTTCCAATCAATATTCATGCTATCTACTGCTACGGTCGCATCTGTAATCGCATAGCCACCCCCGACATCCGATGAGAGTTGCTGAATAAGTCCAGCGCGTGAAAATCCCTGCACGCTGAGGTACTGGCTTGCGGACCTTAATGCGTTCCTCTGGGCTGCGGAAAAACCTTGCGCCGAAATATCAGTAACTGCGGCACTTGTTGAATTGCTGACTGCGCCTTGCGTTTGCTGCGCCCCGACTACTCGCGCCTGCCGGACATACTCTTGATAACTGCCCACGACATACGCGACCACGACAAACAATACTGCGATCCCAACTAAAGACCACACGCAAACAAATAACGTCTTCATAACCTACCCCTTTACATGAGTGGACGGACGCCGCGCGGCCAATTGCTGCGCAATCCATTGCTGCACTTCCGTGGCGCTCCATGCGACCGTGCGGCGTCCTAACTGTGCTGGTGCAGGGAATGTGCCAGCCTTGACGCGACGAAGGATCGTTGACCTCGATAGTCCTGTTAATTCAATGACTTGCGGAATCCTAACCAGTGTCGTCGCAGCCTGTTTGCGGGTCATCTCTGTTCCTACGTTGTGCCAGTAAGTGTCATATTGCGCCCATGAATGCCAGTCTGTCAAGTGCCATCGTTGGCCTCAACCCATGCCGGAATGCGTAAACCATGCAGACTCTGCCGCTCAATACATCGTCATGGGATTTGGAACTGGACAGCAACGGCAATCTGTCGCTGACCGATCCGGATTACAGCATCGCGCAGGACGTGGCGTCTGCGATTCGCACGTTCATCGGCGAATGCTGGTATGGCGTGACGCTGGGCATGCCTTACTTCCAGTCCATCCTTGGAAAGCTGCCGCCCGCATCTTACATCACGAACATGCTGGAAAAGGCTGCATCAACCGTGCCAGGTGTGGTATCCGTGACCGTGGTCAGCCTGGGCCTGAACAAAAGCCGCCAGCTCACCGGGTCCGTGATCGTGGTGAGTACCGACACCAATACCCCCATCGTCGCGAGTTTCTGAAATGACCGGAACGGCTGTCCCTTCCATTCAGTTTACGCCCACAGGCGTCGTGCTGCCGACTGATTCAGCGATCCTTGGCGGGGTGCAATCGGACCAGCAGCGAGCCTTTGGCGGCAATCTCTCGCTTACCCTGACATCCCCACAAGGGCAGCTTGCGCAGGCTCTCACGGCCATCGTAAGCGACAAGAATGCCCAGATTGCCGAGATCGTGAACCAGGTCGATCCGGCCAACGCGGCCGGGGTCATGCAGGACGCCGTCGGGGCGATCTACTTCATGAAGCGCATCGCGGCCTCGGGCACGCTGGTGGCAGGCACCTGCAATGGGCTTGCGGGTACGGTCATCCCGACGGGCGCCATCGCGCAGGACACGGCAGGGAATCAATACGCGTTGCTCTCGCCGGTCACCATCGCATCATCTGGAAGCGTCATCGGCCAGTTCCAATGCCTGACCACGGGGCCGATTGCGTGCGACGTGGGCACCCTGACCACGATCTACAAAGCCATCTCGGGATGGGAGTCGGTCACCAATGCCACCGCAGGCGTTCCGGGTGTCAATGAGGAATCCCGCGCGGACTTCGAGCTGCGCCGGCAGAACTCCGTGGGCGTCAATGCGCTGAACTCCATTCAATCGGTCTTGGCTGCGGTGCTGTCAGTGCCGAACGTGATCGATGCCTACGTCACCGACAACTCGACCAATGCCACGGTCAACACCGGCCCGACCAATTACCCGATCATCGGCAATTCGATCTATGTGGCCGTCGCGGGCGGCGCTGCGGCAGACGTGGCGCAAGCCATCTGGAGCAAGAAATCACTGGGGTGCGCGTACAACGGCAGCACCACCTACACCTACACCGACGACTCGACGGGCGTATTGCCTTATCCGACCTATACCGTCAAGTGGGTGACGCCCACCTCCGTGCCGATCTACTTCGCGGTGAACATCGTCAACAACACCAGCGTGCCGGCCAACATCGTCGCACTGGTGCAGGATGCGATTCTCGCCGCCTTCAATGGCCAGGACGGCGGATCGCGCGCGCGGATCG